AAAAGGTAGGCACCTGCATACCATTTCTTATCTTTTCCAATATATTTTCCAGATTGACCGTCTAAGATATCAAAAGAAGTGATGCTAGGATAATAACTGAAACAATTCCAAAGCTCCAGCTCATCAAGTCGCATCCTAGGAACCTCTTTAACATCAAAGCCTCTTTGTATGAATGCAGAGATCGGCAAACGGTAGAATACAGCTCCATTTTCCATAATCGCGTGAAAGAGTACAGGACGCCCTGTAATCGATGCAATCCCAAAAAGTAAGCAATCTTCCACTTCTCCATGATGTTCTTTAAGATCATAAAGATATTCTCTCCTGACCTGCGCATACGTTGCAGGTATGTTTGCATTCAGATAAGCCATTTAACATAGAACTCCTACGCTGCTAAAAAATAAATGGCAACAATCACTACTACAACAGCAGTAGATATTTTTGGATTAGCTTTTGCTAATGTCCAAAGTTGTTTTGCTTTTTCCATAGGTCCTCCTATTTTATGTTACCCCAGTTATCACCGGACGCGTAGTCTACTTTATTTGGTACTTCAAGTCTAACTGCATTTTCCATGATATTTTTAACTTTGAGGGCTTCTTCCTCGGTCTTAATTGATATACATAATTCATCATGAATTTGTATGTGCGGTACAATACCTTCTTTAAATAACATTACCATAGCTTTTTTAGTCATATCTGCGGCGCTTCCTTGAATGAGTTTATTAAGCGCTTTGTAAGTGAAAGCGGGTTGATAACTTCCGGTAAAAAATTTTGCTTCCGGATCAGGGTCTTGTAAACTTCTAGCACGCGCAGCAAGATAAGCATCTTCTGCTTCACGTCGAGGAAGAATAGGGACAGGAATTTCTTTAATTTCATTTTCTCCTGTCTCTTCATTCCTCTCATAACGTCTTACAATAAATATTCTTTTTTCCTCGTTCCATTCTTTATTAATAGGTTCCCATTTATCAAACCTACAGAATCGATCTTCTAAAGTATAAATAAGTTGGGTCGTATTAGCGAACTCTTGAAGCCCTGATGACAAATTTCGGACAAATGGAACTTTATTATGATAGTTATTGAACAGTTCTCTAGCTTCATCTTTATCCAAATTGAGCTGCATTGAAAGTTTAGTTTTTCCCATGCCATAAAACAATCCTAAGTTAATAGTTTTTGCAGTTTTTCGATCAAGGTTAGCCATTTTAGCCACTATTTTATGAAAATCAGTGGATGGATCTTTCATATAAGCTTCTGCTAATATCCCAGCTCCATCCATTTTATTTTTTAAAGCATAGTGAACCACGAGACGAGGTTCTTGTTGGGAATAATCAAATGACCCCCACCGTTCTCCTTCTTCAGGGAGAAAAAGCTCTCTCATCTTTTTACCAATTAAACCCTTGGCTGGAATTTGTTGAAGATTGGGATGAGACATTGAAAATCTACCGGTGACAGTTCCTCCAAAGTCGGATCTGATTTGATTAATATCCGCATGGATTCTTCCTTTATGAACAAATTTTAAAAGCCCTTTAACAAAAGCATTTTGTGCTTTGTCACATTCTCTTGCTGTTGCAATGAAACGTAAGAACCTATTCTTGTGTGTCTTGAGATAATCTTTAGGAAGTTGTGGCATTTTAGACTTGGGTGTTTCTTTGTAATCTTTTATTTCTAGTTTATCTAAAAGCTTTTTAATAGAAGCAGCGGCCCACATATCTATCTTGATTCCTGTTCTTGTTTTAATAAGGTTAATTAAATTATCGGATCTTTTTTTAAGCTTTGCACCTACCACTTTGGCCTTTTCAACATCAACTCTTACTCCTTTAAATCTCATTTCTACTAGACAGGGAAATAAATTGGTCTCCAGGTTAAATATATTTGTGAGAGTTTTGCGCGTTGTTTTTCCATGATAAGCAACTGTTCTTGTCTGATTAATCATTTTTTCAAATAGATTCCACAATCTTAGAGTAAGATTAACGTCTTGTTCTGCATAATCTTTCACCATTTCATAAGGGAGTTCATTCATGTGAGACATAGGATCATTAATAAAATAAGGAGCAGCTTGACTCTTTTCTTTTAAATCATATTTATATTTACTATCCTTTAAATAATCTTTTGATAAAGCATCTAAGCTGTATCGTAATCGGTTCTCATCAATTAAAGAGGCGGCAACCATGGTGTCGAGTAAAGTTCCCTTTGGCATTAAACCTGTTTCAGATCGAATCCAACAGACGTCGTACATAGCATTATGAAATACTTTTTTTATTTTTTCATTTTGGAAAAGTTTTTTATTAAGAATTCTCCAGGCTTGTTTAGGATCTCTGTTTTGAGTTTTATGAAGATGTCTAATAGGAAAATAAAGAGTTTGTTTATGAGTAGCAATGGCAATCCCTACGACATAACTATTTTTACCATCGCTAGTAATGGCGCTGGAGCCTTTCGTTTTTAAATCTGGATCATAAGTTTCTAAGTCGACTGCTGCAACTTCTACGCCTTTTAAGTCTAGCTCATAGAGTTCAGGAATCGTACACATTATTTATAGTCTCTTTCAATAATCATATCGATGTAATGTTTTGCCTTTTCCAAATCTTGTACTTCTCCTTTATATGCGTGCCTGCAGATATATTTTATAGCATTCCCTTCTGCGAAAAGCAATTTGTTCTTGTTTATAAACTCACTAGGCTGCATTGCCATCTCTTTATAGTGAGATCCTCCAATTTGTTTTTTATATACATTCATAGTGTTTCTCCTGTTATTGTTTTTAAGAGCCAAAGTGTTTTCTTGGCTCGACTGCAGCCTACATAACGTAGTCGAAGTCGATCAAAGCGTGGTTCTGGTCTAATTAAAGATTCATCAAAAATCACATTATCAAATTCAGTTCCTTTGATAGAATGAATGTTGTCGTAAAAAACTCTCACGTCTTTTTTGAGATCAATGTTCTTTTTAATTATTTTATTAATATACTCTGTTCTCTTAAAATTTTCTAAATCGGATGTTCTACTTTCTCTGTGTTTGACTTGTTCGTATTTTTTATACTGGGAAGTTTTAGGAGTAAATACTCCTTTGTTAATTAATTCCTGTAGTGTATAATCCCGTTTTTGAAAATCCTTGAAATCAAATTTTTGGTAGCCTGGTTCTAGTAGTAAAGAGTTTCCTTTTTTACAAATATCTTTAATCAATTTAAGATCGAGAGGTTTACCCGCAGTGAAATCAGGGAAGTTTCGATGACAATTAATCTCCCAATCTTTTACAAATTTATTTTCTGTACCATAAGAAGAGTATCTAATTCCTTCTTTTTTAAGGAAATTTAAGATTCGATCTAGACATTCATTTCCTCCACGGTAAGTAAAAATAAATGTTTCATCTGTGTTATGAAGCCTATCTATTAAAAGAGGAAGCTTAGGACATCTTTCTAAATTTTCTAGTGGATGTTTTTCGCCTTCTATAATCTTG